CCCGTACTTGAACGAGCAGGCGGCGATCGACCGCGGTCTCAGAACCCGCAAGGGTCTGGTGATCGGCGGCATGATGCGCATGGTCGGGCGCGCCCAGCAGTCGTTTGCCAACCCGCGCGATGTCGCGGTCCAGCAATATGGCGAGCGCCACCCGGTGACCGAGGCGGTAACCCGCGCTCTGGTCGCCTCGATCGGCGCCTCGGGCGGCTTTATCGTGCCGCCCGACTACGTCGCGGAGATCATCGAATTACTGCGCCCGAGGGCAGTCGTGCGCGGCGCCGGCCCGCGGGTCATCCCGATGCCGCGCGGCACGATGACCCTACCCGGTCAGGCGAGCCCGGCGACCGCGACCTATGGCACCGAGACGGCAAAGATCGCCTCCTCGCAGCAGACCCTCGACCAGATCGTCGCCAGCTATAAAAAGCTGACCGCACTGGTGCCGGTCGGCAACGATTTGATGCGCTATGCCGACCCGGCAGTCGACGCTTTTGTCCGTGACGATTTGGTGAAAGTTATTGCGCTGCGCGAGGATTTGGCGTTTCTGATCGGCGACGGCACGCAGGGCACACCGCGCGGCTTTTTGTCGTTTGCCAATGCCTGGGCGGCGGCGCAGGGCGGCACCGTCGGCAATTTCAGCTCGACCGGGAATTCGACCCTGGCGGCCAATGGCACCGCCGGCTCTGTGCTGCAGGGCCTGAACGGCGGCAACTGGATTACCAGCAACGAGACCTACACCCTGGCGACCGCGGCCTCGGAGCTCGGCGGGCTCGTCAACAAGCTCGACAGCGCCAACGTGCCTGAAGACAAGCGCGTCTGGTTCTTCCATCCACGAAGCTTCAATTACCTGAACAACGTGCAGAATTCGCTTGGCGTCTACGTCTACCGCGAGGAACTGGCCAACGGCACCTTGCTCAGCTACCCGTTCCGCAAGTCGACGCAGATCCCGACCAATATTCACGACGCGACCAGCACGAACAATGACTGCTCGTTCATTTTTCTCGCTGAGATGGACGAGGTCATGATCCTCGACTCGATGAGCCTCGAGCTCGCGGTGTCGCGCGAGGGCACCTACATCGACGCCAACAGCAACACGGTCTCGGCCTTCCAGTACGATCAGACATTGATTCGGGCGATTGCCGAGCACGATTTCCAGCTGCGCCACGACAGCGCGGTGGCGATCGCGCAGACCGTGCGCTGGGCCCCGGCGATTAGCTAAGCGCGCCCTGAAGGCGCGCGTGCGTATCCCCGCGCAAGCGGGGACCCACCCCATTTGGTCTTACGTTTAAGGACTGGCCAAAGATGGCTGACATTGTATTGCAGAAAAACATCGGCGCGCTGATCGATTTGAAGCCGTTGCTGCCGGTGCTGAGCTGGACCGCCGGCGGTGCTTCCGACTCGGTGACCTGGACCGGCACCAGCATTGACCGCGGCGGTTTTGTCGGCGGACCGCTTTCTGTCGGCGAGATGCCACTCAGCATGGACGTTGCGGTCTACTACAGCGCCAAGCTCGCCTCGGGTGCCACACTGTCGTTCAACTTCGACATCCAGGACAGCGCCGACAACACCAATTTCAGCGATTTCGCCACCGAGGCGGCGGCGACGATCGCCACCGGGCCTTCGGGCGGCGGAACCCAGGCCGGCTTTCAGCGCATGGTGGTCAGCAATACCAATGCGCCCGCCGGCATGCCGGGCATCGATCTGACCGGGGCGCGGCGCTACATCCGCCTCTTGGTATTGCCGCACCTGTCGGCGACGCAGACCGACACCGGGGTGATCACCGCGGTCGGCATCTTTGCCGGCTGGGACCGGCTGGCAGCGCCGACGACCTAATGAGGCTGGAGTCGTGGCACAGCGCCGAGGACAAGCGCCGCTGGAAGGTCGTCCGCACCGACGATTACACCGATGTGCCGGGCGCGATTGTCACCGCCGACGAGGCGAGCGGCGAGTGCACACTGCAGGTCGGCAACGAGACCAAGACCCTGAGTTTCGGCCCCGGCGGGATCCGCATCGTCGGGCGCGGACGCTGACGAGACGCCCGGGAGGCATGATCGCATCGTGACTGCGTCAGCGCCTGCCCCCGCGGATCCCCGGGACGGCCCGGCAGGGCCGGTCGCCCGGGGAGGGGTGCACCAACACACACCGGGGCGCCTCAGCCGCTGGGGTGTCGTCGATGTCGGCCTCAAATGCGTGCATTCCTGCCGCTTTTGCTACTACTCGTTTCTCGACGGCAGCGACGACCAGTTCGCGGGGATGCGTCATGCCCCGTGGCTCTCCACCGATCACATCAGAGCGCTCGCCAAAGGCCTCGCCGAGGATGGCTTTCTGGGTGCCGATGTGACCGGCGGGGAGCCGAGTTTGCATCCCGGGATCGTCGCGCTCGCGGTCGAGGCGCGCGCCGCTGGCCTCGCGCTCAGGATCATCACCCTGGGCCAGTATCTGACCCGGCGGATGAAATCATCGCTCGGAGCGGGACCGCTGGTCGATGTGCTGATCGACGCCGGGGTCGCCGATTTTCTGCTCTCGGTGCACGCGGTCGAGGAAGACCGCATGCAGGCCCTGACCGGCGGCAGCTGGGCCAAGCTGGTCGCCGGCATGGAGCGGCTCGACGAGCGCGGCTTTGACTACTGCACGAACACGACGGTCTGCGAGGACAATTTTCGCGAGCTGCCGGCGATTGCTGCCGAGATCTGCCGGCACCGGGTGTACGCCGCGAACCTGATCGTCATGAACGCCTATTACCAGTGGTCGCGGCCCGACCGGCCAACCCGCCAGGTGCAAGGGCACTATAGCGACATATACCCGTATATATCCGAGGCGCGCGATCTGCTCGAGGCGGCCGGGATTGCGGTCAATGTGCGCTACGCGCCGCTGTGCACGATGCGCGGGCTCGAGCGCAACCTCGTCGGCATCACCGGCGTGCGCCACGACCCGCACGAGTGGATGAATTGCATCGACCACACGCCGGCCGATCCTGCGGCGGTCTCGGCCGCGGCGATGGCGCGGCGCTTGCCGCTCAACGATTGCGAGCCGCACTACCCATTGCAGCCCTTGCAATCGGACGGCCTGGTCGCCACGCGCGCCGGCAAGGCGTTTCCGGCCATATGCCGGGACTGCCGCGCGATCAGTGTCTGCGACGGGGTTGACCCGCGCTACCTCGCCGAGCGCGGTGACGGCGAACTCGACCCCTACGACGAATTCCGCGGTGACCTGATCGACCGCGCGCGGCTCGCTTACCTGCCGGCCTTTGTCTGCAAGACCGCACCCTTTGCCGATGCGCGCGGTGCGGTGCGCCAAGCCTTCGCCAAAATGGGCGCCTGACCCATGTGGCTGCTGCCAAGCCGCGGGCGCCCGGGCAATTTGGCGCGGTTTTTTGACGCCTTCCGCCGCACCGGCGGCTCGACCCCCGGCGTGGTGCTGATCGGCCACGGCGACCAGGCCGCTTACGCGCAGATTGAGCTGCCGCTCGGCTGGCATTACGCCCTCTGCAGCCGCGACAGCCAGGCCGAGAAGATCGCCCAATGGTGGGACCAGCTCCGCGACTGCGCCTGGCTCGGGCTGATCGGCGACGATTGCGTGCCGATGACCCCGGGCTGGGACCGCGGGCTGATCCAAGCGCTCGATGGCGCCAATATCGTCAGCTGCAATGACGGCTGGCAGGCGCCCAACCGGCTCGGCAATTGCTGGGTCATGGCGGGCGAACTCGTGCGCGCGGTCGGGTACATCTTCCCGCCCGGGCTGCAGCACCTCTATGTCGACGATGTGTGGGAGGAGATCGGCCGCGGGGCGCAGTGCTGGACCTGCCTGATGGAGGTCCTGGTCGAGCACCGACATGTGCTCGCCGGCAAGGCGGCCGCCGACGATACGCACCGCCTCGTCTACGGCAGCGATCGCAGCGACCCGGGTGCGGGACTGTGGCCGCACGACAGCGAACGTTTTGCGCGCTGGCAGAGGAGCGAGGCGGCACAAGCTATCGCGGCCGCAAGCGCACTGCGCGAGGCGCGCGGCGAAACAGAGTTTCGCCCCTGTTCAAGCCAGGGGCAGGCTCTGACGCCGTCAGGCCAAGCTTCGCTTGGCCGAGAGGCGCGCGGCGGCCCCCGGGTTGTCCCGTTGATACCCTCCTCCGCGGGCGACCCGGGAGCCGGCACCCTCGACCCGCAGAGCATGGCGCGGCTCGACTATGCGCGCAGCCGCTCGCTGATGCTGCTGACGCCGATCCACGACCGGCCGACCTGGCAATACACGGTCGCCTACGCCGAGACCTGCGTGATGCTGGAGCAGCTGCGCATCCGCTATGCCAGCCGCTTTGTCGTCGGCTCGAGCAATCTGCCCAAGGCGCGCAATTTGCTCGCCGCACGGTTTCTGGCGACCGACTACACCGACTGCCTGTTTATCGATAGCGACATGGGCTGGTCGGCCAACAGCGTGCTGCGCCTCCTGGCGTCGGACAAACCGGTCATCGCTGGGGTCGGCAGAAAGAAGGTCGACAAGCCGAATTCCGACCCGAATGTCTGGTGCTGCCATTTCGAGCCCGCGGCCGGGCATCGCCTGGTGCAGGACGAGATGGGCAATGTCCAACTCTCGCGCGTCGGCACCGGCTTTATGAAGATCAGCCGCTCTGTATTCGAGGCGATGATGGCCGCGCACCCGGAGTGGAAGCGTGACGGCGACCCGGAAATGGAGCCCGACGTCAGGGCGAATTACTACCAATTCTTCAAATTCGATGACGTGACCGAGCTCGGCGAGGACTATTACTTTTGCGAGCGCTGGCGCGAGCTCGGCGGCACTGTCTGGATCGACCCGTCGATCAACCTGTCGCACACCGGCGAGAAGAGCTGGGGCGGCAAGATTTCCGAATTGATGGAGCCGGCGCCACCCGATCCGCAGCCGCTGCCAGCTGCCGCGTAACTTTTCAATCAGCCGATCGAGGATCCCCGATGCAGCTCGTGCGCTTCAATCGCGCGATGGCGCCGCACGTCCAGGGCGAGGAGCGGGCGCTGCCCGACGAGGTCGCAGAGCGCCTGATCGAGGCCGGCGACGCCGAGCCGGTGCCGAGCGTCTTCGACCAGGCGCGCGAGGAACGCAAGCCGCGGATCCTACCAAACCTGAAGGCGCGGAAAACCCGATGAACCTGCTGCCGCAGACGACGATCACCGGTGCCATCGCCACGACCACGACGGCCTGGGTGCCGCTCGGCGGCACGCCGCGCAACCTCGTCGTGCAGGCCAATTTCGTCTACGGCAGCGGTGGCACCTCGGTCGACGTCTATGTCCAGACGTCGTTCGACGGCGGGGTGACCGCGGTCGATATCGCCAATCTGCATTTCACGACGGCCTCGGCGCGCAAGGCCTTCAACGTCAGCGCGGTCACGCCGCAGCTGACCCCGGTGGCGCTGACCGATGGCGCGATCGCCAGCAATACCGTGCAGGACGGGCTCGTCGGCCCGCGCATCCGGCTCAAATACACCTCGAGCGGCACCTATGCCGGCGGCACGAGTTTGCAGGTCGACGCCCACTCGATCGACATCCCTGCCTATCCGCTGTGACGGGCGCTCTGCTGGTCGTCTTCGGGCTCGGGCTCTTCTGCGGGATTTTGTGGCGCGCCTATGACCGTCTCCGTCATCACGTCAGTGCTGGTGCCGGCGACGGTGCCGGCGGCACCGGCGAGCCAGTACGATCTGACCGACCTGGCGACGGTGCACGACGAATTGAAGATCGCGACGTCCGACACCAATAACGATGCCTGGCTCAGCCGCGCCATTACGCAGGCCTCGACGGCGATCCGGCTCTACTGCAAGCAGCCGTTCCAGATCGAGATGATTTCCGACCTGCTGCACATCCAGCAGGACCCCTACCCCTACCAGACGCCGGGCGGGGTGGCACCGTTGCAGCTGAGCCGCTTCCCGGTGGTCAATATGACGACGGTGCTGACCTCGGCCGACACGCCCTCGGGCCAGGTGTTGCCGTTTGCCGCGACCACCGGGGCCGCGGCAAGTCAGCCGATATCGGGGCTCAACATCCCGCCGGGGGCGACGATTACCGCCGTGACGCCGACGACTGTAACGATCTCGGCGCCGATCGGCGGCGACATTCCGCCCGCGACCCCGATCACCTTTGGGCTCGGCGTCGCGCAGACGATCGCACTCGGCACGACGCAGGCGATGGTGCTCAACAGCGACTATGCGCTCGACCCGGTGCATGGCCAGCTGCTGCGCCTCGACCCGTTTACCGGGGTGGCGACGATCTGGGAGGCATTGCCGGTGACCGCCAATTACAGCGCCGGCTATGCGGCTGTGCCGCCCGACGTCGTCGAGGCGACGTTGCGGCTGGTGGTCGGGCGCTGGTTTCAGCGCGGTGTCGACCCGAGCCTGCGCTCGCTCGAACAGCCCGGGGTCGGCACCAAGACCTGGTGGGTCGGTGGGCCGCCCAAATCGGGGGCGATCCCCGAGGAGATCGCCGGGCTGCTCGACGCCTATCGCGTCCCCAGCGCCATCTGACGAGAGGCAAATCGATGCTGTTATCCCGTGCGGCGATCGCCGCGGCGGCGCTGCTGGCCTGCATCGGCTCGGCGCAGGCGCAATACACGGTGAGCCCGGCGGCCGGCTCGAGCTGGCCGGTCTCGGGCTCGCTCGGCAGCTCGCTCGGCACCTCGGGCGGCTGGACGACAACGATCCAGGGGGCGCTGTCGACGACCGTGCAGTCGGTCAAGTCATCGGCCGGGCAATTGGGCCGGGTCTATTGCTACAACCCCAATGCCTCGGTTGCCTATGTGCAGATCTTCAATGCGACGACCGGCAATGTGACGCTCGGCAGCACGACGCCGACCGATTTTGTGCCGATCGCCGCGACCGCGACCGGCGGCTGGGCCAAATCGCCGGTTGGCGACCAGTACTCGACCGCGATCTCGGTGGCGGCGACGACGACCTATAACGGCTCGACCGCACCGGGCACGGCGCTCCCCTGCAGCTTCGATTACAACTGATGCTCCGAGCGCTCTTCGCACTGGCGCTGTTGGCGCTGGCGCACCAGGCGGCGGCGCAGGTCCCGCTGGTCGGCGCCGAGCGCCCGGCCGGCGGCGGCTACACCGGGCCGGGCGACATCGTCTCCGGCGCCACGGCCTGGTACGGGCTGCGCGCCTATAGCGCCGCGATCGTCAACGCCGGGACCCAAGCGCTAGTCAGCCTGCGCCGCGCCAGCGACAGCCACACCTGCGACATCATCGTTTCGGCGTCGGGCGGGCTCGGCAAAACCGCCAACTGCTCGACCGGCGGCGACAACGGCACCGCGGTCGCGACCTGGTGCAACAGCACGACGTGCTATGTAACCATGGCCTACGATCAGAGCGGCAATGGCTTCAACCTGGCGCAAGCGACAACGGGCAACCAGCCACAGCTCGCTTTCTCGTGCATTGGGTCGCTGCCGTGCCTCGAGCGGCCGCTTGCTGCGGCGACGTACCTGGCGGGGTCATATGCAGGGCTCGCGATCTCGGCGCCGCAGTCATTCTCCGCTGTCGTCAACGTCTACAACACAGCGAACGCGGATTTTATCTGCGCGTCGGAAACAACCGCGAATGGCATTTCAAATGCCTCCAGCAGCAACGAATTCTCGGTCAGCGGCGCCAATTCATACGTCACCAGCGGCGCTGAGACGTCAGGGGTGGCTCATGCGATCCAGGGCGATGTGAACGGCGCTTCCACCTTCATAAATGTTGACGGCACAACAACCACGGGCAGCACGACAAGCCGGTCAACGAGCGGCGACTTCGCCATCAACGGGGCCGGGAATGTGGTCGATTATATCGGCGAGTGCGGCATGTGGCCCCTGGCGTTTACGTCGACGCAAGCCGGCAATCTTTGCCACAACCAATATCAATATTGGGGCACCTCGACATCGTGCTGAGCCATGCAGTTTACGCTCGACATTGACGGCGACCGCCGCGTCGATGTGCGGCTGCAGGAATTCCCGGAGGCGGCGCGCGGTGCGCTCGCACGCCGCATCGACGCGCTCGCCGGCGAGCTCTTGAGCCGGGTGCTGGGTGCGGAGCCCAAGCGTACCGGCAAATTGGCGGGCGAGACCGGCAAGTCGCCAGTCCAGAACCGCCCCGATTTTGTCCGCGCCAGTGTGCGCGTCGCCGCCAAGGACGGTGCCGACGCGCGCAAGGCCGGGGCGCTCGAATATGGTGCCAGCAAGCCGGCGGCGGTGCCGAGCCACACAGTGCGGCTGACCCACGTCTTCAGCCGCCAGATCGCCCCGCTCGATGTCGTTGTCGCGGCCTATCGGCGGCCGATGAATATGGCGGCGCGGCGCTATCTGCGCGGGCCCTTGGACACAATGCGCGGCGACATCCGCGACGCTTTGCACGAGGCCATCGAGGAGGCATTGGGGGCATGACGGAACGG